ATTATCATCGAAATTGTGAAGGCAATTCCGCAGATTATCACAGGCATCGTCAGTGCCTTGGGCAAGGGTGTATCCCAGATGGCAGAGGTCGGTGTCAACTTGGTCAAGGGCTTGTGGCAGGGCATCCAGTCCCTTGCTTCTTGGCTGTGGGATAAGGTCTCCGGATGGATTTCCTCTATCTGGGACGGTATTTGCGATTTCTTTGGAATTGCGTCCCCCTCGAAAGAGATGGGCTGGATTGGCGAAATGCTGGTGGACGGTCTTGCCGGCTCCATTAAAACCAATGGTAAGGACGCCGTAAAGGCTGCCGAAGGCATGAGTGCTGACATTACCGATGTTATACACGGGCTTGCAGAGGATATGGAGACAGCACTGCCTACCGATTTTACTGTTGACGGCAACATCGGTGCTACTGTAAAGGGTGCGGCAAGTGGCGTCACAGCCCCCAGCGGACTACAGCTTGTGCTGAACATTGCCACCTTCAACAACTACACAAACGAGGATATTCAGCAGCTGACCAACGAGGTTATGGTCACTGCCGGACAGTTCGCAAAGCGGAAAGGAGTGGTGTTTGCGTGAATTATTTTGAATATAACGGCATCAGTTCTTTGGAAATGGGTCTGCGTATTGAGAGTAAAAACGTCTTTTCTGCTCCGGAGTACGAGGTGGACTTTCTCTCCATCCCGGGCAGAGATGGTGAGCTAATCGCCGGCCCGGGAAGGTATCCCAATGTGCAGGTAACCTATTCTGTGTTTCTGCCTGCCAAGTCTACGCAGGAACTGGCAGAGAAAATTACGGCTGTGAAGGAATGGCTGTACGATGAGCCGGATCGGTATCACGAACTGATAGACACCTATGATGCAGAGTTTTACCGGGAAGCGGTATACGCTGGGAAACTGGATATCGAGGACGAGCTGAACCGCATTGGTGTATTTACCATCAGCTTCTCCTGCAAGCCTTTCCGGCATAGCCTGTCGGGAGCTAGATTTCACAGCATCACTGCTTCTGACACTGTGCTGACGAACCCCTACATTACCACAAGCAAGCCCTACATCAAAATCTACGGCTCCGGGCAAATCACCCTCACCATTCAAAGTGCAAGCAAAAACACCACTTGGAACTTCCTGGATGTGGACACCTATATCGAAGTGGATTCTGAACTGATGAATTTCTACCGGGGTACAGAATTGCAGAACGATATGGTGGTTGGGGATGGTTTTCCTACCCTTGCCCGGGGCCGAAACACAATCTCTTTCACAGGAAACGTGTCAAGAATTGACATCCTGCCAAGGTGGGTGACCTTATGATCCCCGTACTGTTTCGTGCCAATTCGACAAATTTCGATACTTATGGCATCGGCGTTCTCCGGGACTGTACTCTCTGTGAGGTTACCGAGGAACGCAATGGTGCCTATGAGTGTCAATTCAAGTATCCTGTAACCGGTAGTTTGTATAAGGAAATCGTAAAGGAACGCCTGGTCAAAGCAAAGCCGAATGATACGGCAGCTGACCAGGTGTTCCGCATTTATCGCATTTCCACTCCCATCAACGGGCAGATAACGGTGTATGCCCAGCACATCAGCTACGATCTGTCCGGCATCGCTGCACTGCAATTTGAAAGTGAATCCATTTCTCCTGCTTTGGCAATGGAGCATATCTTTCAGAACACAGCAACGCCCCATAACTTCACTTGTCAAACGGACTATTCTGCCCCCAAGGCGTTCTCTGTGAGCAAGCCCCAAAGTGTCCGCGCCTGCCTTGGTGGTGTGGCCGGCTCCTTTTTGGATTTGTGGGGTGGAGAATATGAGTGGGACAACTTCAAAGTAATCCATCACCAAGGCCGTGGACAGCATACCGGTGTGGTCATTGAATACGGTAAGAACCTAACCGCCATGGAACACGATGATGACAACTCTGGGGCGTACACGGATTTGCTCCCTTACGCAGTCCTCACAGCAGAGGATGGTACGGAGATAGCCGTCACCTTGCCAGAAGTGCTGATCCCCATTGCGGATACCACCTTGGTGCAGAGAAAGACACTCATTAAGGATTTCACAGACCAGTTTGGGCAAGAGACTCCGGTAACCATTGATGGGCTCCGGGCATACGCCAATAACTATCTGCGGAATAACCCCTTGGGTACAGCGATCCCTACACTGACAGTTTCCTTTGAACCTCTGTGGAAACAGCCGGAATATGCTGCGGTATTGGAGCGAGTGTCCCTATGCGACACCGTTACCATCCGCCACAGCTTCTTGGGCATTTCCGCAAAGGCAAAGGTTATTACCACGGTATATGACACCCTGGCTGAGAAGTATGTATCCATTACCCTCGGCTCGGCAAAGGCTAATCTGCTGAGTACCGTCTCCTCTACGGAAGCTGCCGTAGAGGAAGTTGTCTCCCAGGTGGATCGCTTTCCAACCTTGATGAACTCCGCTATCAAAAACGCCACTGGGCTTATTACCGGACAGACCGGGGGCTATGTGGTTATCCACACCGCCGATGATACCGGTCAGCCCTATGAATTGCTCATCCTGGATGCCCCGTCCGTTGAGGAGGCAGTGAATGTGTGGCGTTGGAATGTGGGAGGTTTGGGCTTCAGCAGCAACGGCTACAACGGTCCCTACGAGACAGCTATCACCGCCGACGGGCAGATTGTAGCCAACTTTATCACTTCCGGCACGCTGGTTGCCAACATCATCAAAGCCGGTGTCCTGCAGTCCCAGGACGGCTCGTCTTATTGGGATCTGGAGACCGGTGAAGTGGTGTTGCGTGCTTATGCGACCTCGGAAGAGGTGCAGGAGCAGAGCGACCGGATCACCGGGATTGAGGAGCAGAAAATGTACCGACTGGTGATTTCCAGTACCCACGGTAACATTTTCAAAAACGGCAATATCAAAACCACACTATACGCCACCGTCTTTTCCTGGGACGAGAACATCACAGATACTCTCGATGAAAATCAGTTTATTTGGACTCGTGTATCGGATGACCCGGTTGCGGATGCTGCTTGGAACGCAGCACATTTTGGCGGTTCAAAAACCGTCGATATCACCGCAGAGGATGTGGATATCCAAGCCACTTTCTTTTGCGATTTGATAGACACTACCACAAGAAAAAGCCTACTCGGCTAATTTAGGAGGTTTTATATGAGCAAAGCACAAGGCCAATTTACTATTGTTGACTACAATGACGCATTGACCCTTACGGGTTACATTGGCTCCAATCTGGCGAAAACCCAGATGTATAACCCGGACAACGACACCTATACCCCCAACTGGGCATCCACCAACCTGGTACTGACCCCCAGTCTGTATGTCATCGGCACTACCACGGATCAGATTACTTCCAGCAGCGTGACCTCCGTGAAGTGGTACATTGGTAGCTCCAGCACCGCCATTACCTCTTCCGGTAACTATGCCCTGTCCGGCACAAAGAGCCACATCCTCACGGTGAAGGGCAATGTGATGGCCGGTCAGCCCGGTATCGACTACCGCTGTGTGATTACCTACAAGGACGCTTCTACCGGCCTGTCCATTACCCATCCGCTGACTATTTCCTTCAGCCGGGTGGTCAATGGCTCCGGCATTACGGATCTGCTGGTTACCACGCCCTCTGGTAATGTGTTCAAAAACAATGAGGTGGCAACACTGACTGCCAAGGCGGAACTGTGGCGCGGCAGCACGGTGGACATCACCAATGTCACCTACAAGTGGGCCATTATGGATTCTACCGTTACCGCTACCACTTCTTCCGGCTACGATGCCGACTTCGGCACTGGCTGGCGTAAGCTGTCGGACACCACCGGTATGTACTCCGGCACTACCACTTCCACCATTACCATCTATGCGGCAGCGGTAGATAGCTATGCTGTATTTCGCTGTGTTGCCACAGACTCCGATTCCAGTTCCAACACCTACAACAGTAAGTTTACGGATGTGGCCACCTTTATCGATAACTCCGACCCCATCCAGGTGGTGATTACCTCCACTGGCGGAGATGTCTTTAAAAACGGCCAAGGCTCTACCGTGCTGACGGCTGTGGTTTACCAGGCAGGCACAGAGATCGACAGCGAGGGCAAGGGCACTTATACCTGGACCAAATACAACAAGGATGGCGCAATTGACACCTCTTGGGGTACTTCCGGCAGCAAGACCGGTAAAACGCTGTCCGTATCCAATACGGATGTAGATACCAAGGCTACCTTTATGGTGACTGTAACTCTGTAAGGAGGTTTTCTTATGCGGGGCGTTGCTCAAATTACAATCACAAATATATGCGATGTTATTACAGCTGACATTGCCCCGGAAAATCCGTATGTGGGTATGCTGTGGGTGAACACAGCAATCTCACCCCCGGAGACGATGGTGTGGGATGGCACGAACTGGGTTGTCCAGAATGGCATTGAGGAACTCAGGCAAACCGTGTCCACCCAC